GTAAACTTGTACCACCTATTTTACCTTTGGTTAAAGCGTTTGATAAATTATTAGGTGCTATTGATGTTAGTATTACTGCACAAGAACAAACGGGAACTTTGAAATATGATATAAGTATGGATTTTAACCATGATGAAGGTGACCATAATTTAATTAATGATTATAAAATCGGTTTGTTACCAACCACGGATAATACTAGTACCGTACCTTTAAGTTTTTGTTATATTAATATAGCAACATATATAGGATTATATTGTAATACACAAGCTGCAGCAAGTGCATTAGGAACATTATATCAAGATATTGTTGGAGCAGCTGCAAAAGGTGCTGTAGTATTTTGTTTACTTAATAAAGCATTAGTAGTTACTGGATTTGAAGCATTGTTTTGGGGAGTGTCAAATTTTGGAGGAAACGTTTCAATATATGCAACTCAAACAGGAGCAACTGATAAAACGTATATAGGTCATGATACATTTAATTGTTATGGACTTAAAAATGGTACCTATAATGGAAAACGTTATATTGTTTTTGTTGTAGTAGATGGTATAGATACAAATCAAATTAATGCTTCAGGTATCGTTGGAAATATACCATTTGCGACTTGGAATAATTCTTCTATAACAGAAGCTTCTTTAATGAAAAGTGTAGCAGATCAATTAGTAACCGGAACTTTTACTGATAATAGTTCAACAAGATATCAAATATTTAATTTGCTTCAATGGGTATCAGGTAATGCATTACCTGTCGTAATGTATCATGCTGCGATTATGCATTTTAGATCATATACTGAATATTCTAGAACAGGTACAGCATTTACTGATAAAGATAAATATAAACAAAGTAATACTAATTCAATTATTTACAATGATCAAAATAATATTAATGACAATAGAGTTACTGATGTTTATTCTAAAGTAGATTCAGATAAATTAGAAGATGCATTACATGCTCTTAAACACACGTTGGATGTATCAAAAGAAAGTTCACTAGTGGGAATGGATGAAGTAAAAAATATGATAACAAATATAACTTTAGAATTACAATATAGAGATAAAACAAAAGTTAAAACAACAAAAAATAATAATAAACAAAAAATAGAATTAGATAAAATAAGTAAAGTGTCAGAACAAAAAAATTGTAAAAAATTAAATGAAGAGCTTAAAAAAGTGTTTTCATTAGAAGATCCTATTGAAGAAATAAATTGTATGGATGAAGTAAATGATAAGGAATTAGAAGAAAAGAAAGTTAATGCATTTAAAAAATGTATGAAGATGCTTTCTCCAGATGAGTATAAAACTAAATTATTTGAAGAACAACAGCAAAATATTACAAGTAGTGTAACTCAGACTAAATATGATTTTTGTAATTTTGATACTACTGTTATTACTAATGGTGCTGGTTTTTCACGTTCTTTAGATTCACAAATGACAAATATTCAAGTATCTGGCGGATTAACATATCCAACTGGACCGACAGAAGGATTACCTTATAATGAAGCACACTGTATTTTATGGGGATTACATAAAAATATTATGCCTATAATGACACCTACTGCTATTGACGGAATGAGACAGTTATTTTGGGCTATAGCATTAATGCAACAAAATAGAATTGCACATATGTCATATATGAGTAATAAAATAATAGATTATAGTCAAGCTGCTACTTTATTAGAATCACAATTAATGTTACCTTATAATGCAACGATATATCCAAAAATAAAATATTTGAAGGATTATTATAATCAAAATAGTGTAGGGCAGGCGTTACAAGTGAGTGCAGTTAATGGATTTCTAGGTTTTGATAGTAATTTATATTATTTTTATAAACATGCTGCCAAATTTTTATTTTGTAACAAAAATCAAAATTATTTTGCTAGCAATGCAAAATGCGAAACTGAGATAGATAGAATTATGTTAGCATTTTCTAATTATATTACAATATTTTTAGGTAAATATAATAGATTTCCTTGGGCACGATACGGTGGTGTTGGTGTTACAGATGTTAATGCAGTGTGTTTAGTATTAAATAAAGCAATTACACCAGCTACGAGCACGACATATTTACCTATGAATCAAGCAGGTGCTTTACAAAGAGGACAAATTAGTAATATACAATATGAACCAAATAATATGATGAACCCACAACCTACATCATTTACTGTAATGGGTAGTACTATGGAACTAGCTCAACAAAATTTTGCTGCATTAAATAGAACAGTTACTGTTGATACGTTTATAGCTGATAAAAATGACACACATTTTGTTAATTTTGAAACATTCAATAAAATAGACTATTCTGTTGAGGGGACTGACCCCAACAAATAAGTTATACATTTCTAAAAAACACAAAATCAATACTAATCCGGACCTAGGTTTGGTATTGCAACATAATATTTTAGGTCGTTTATTTTTTAAGTTTAAAGTTAGTTCAAGTAAATTGAATAAAAGACAACCTTTAAAATTTGAAAACATAGGAGTATTAAGATACGGTTTTAACAACTATTATGATATATTTTTAAAATATTTTAATGATTGTGATTTTATTAATTATAAAAGATTAGCAAATATTTGCTCAAAATTATCAATAATAGAAGCAACTGATATATTTTCTCACATATCTACTGTGGCTAAAACACATTTCAGTAAGATAGTACCAGTTAAAGAGTGGATTAAAATATGTGATTTGTCTTCATTATACGGCTATCCAAAACCACATGATAGAATAGGTACTAGTAATGTAAGAAGATGGTTGTGTATAGATGATATCAAACTAAGCAAAGATAAAGTTGCTGAAATCGAAACTGATATGAAGTTAATTTTAGGACCTAGCAATAAAGGAAGTTTTCCATATAATTCATTAAGTGATTATGCTTTAGCGAGACAAAATTGGATGAATGATGGAGCAAGTAAACATAGTGACTTATATGTGGAGGACGAGTTAATCAAAACGAAAATAGGCGTTGCATTAAGTAAAAACGATAAGCAAATACTTAAACTTATATCTAAAAAACAAATATTAAAAGATGGATTTCATACGAGTATTAAAAACGACGAAAAAACTACTAAACGAAGATACATAATGAATGCTCCAATAGGATTGTATATTAAACAAAAATATTTATTAGCTAAATTGTTATTTTTATTATATAATATAGATCCAATTCTATATGCTTATGCTATTAAAAATGGAGGTATTGCTTCTATACAATCAGAATTACGGAATAAAGAATTAATACCATTAGATGTAAAAGAATTTGATGTTAATATTTCTTCACAATGGTATCAAATATTTAAAATTGTGATGTTGCAATATATGCCTGAAGAACGAACTCTTATTGATGAAGTATTTTCTTATATTGGTAGTATGAAAGTCTATGATGAAAATAATGTATTTGTGGGTATATGGAAAAAGGGTGTACCGAGCGGAATGTATTGGACAAGTTTTCTTAATTCATTAATAAACGCGTGTGTACAATATGGTTTATGCAGAAGTAATAAACACATATATCCATTTAGAGCATTGGGTGATGACACATTATTGAAGTATGATGTAGTATACAGAAATGAGCAATATAATAATGAAATTATCGAACAACATACTCAATTACTAAAATATATATCTAAATTTTATAAATTCCACTATGGCATGGTTGTACATATTGCAAAAAATTGGTTTACATCAGGCATGACTGAATTCACTAAAATGATAATAACGGAACTTGATGTTTTTCAGTATCCTACAAGAGCTTATGCGAGTATGGTATACTTCTGGCCTGATTCTAGAAATAATAATTTTATAGAAATGTTGACTAGTGTTTCTAGCATCATTAAAGAATATTATGA